ACATATGTAGATGACTCCAACCGTAATCGTAACTATTGGAAAGATGTAGTAGACCTTTATAAAAATGGTATATCCGCAGTAGTTAGCGGCCTTACTGTTATGAAAGATAAAGTGCACTATAAAACTAAAGAACCTTTAGTTAATGCAGACTCTAGACCTGTTATTCACCGCGGCATTGATCTAGATGAAGCTATAGAAGAAATGTATGATCATTATCTAAGTATGGAACCCATTAATGAGCGACCATTAGACAGCGAACTCTTCTCCTTTCGTTAAGACATAAATAACTGTGAACAAAAGGTATTAGATATGTATAATCACAGCGACGAGAGAGTAAGATGTGGAATATGGAGTTGGAATCAAGAGTTATTTGATGCCAAGGTCCAGAAAGGTGAAGAGAATGATTGTTGGGCCTGGCTAGGTGCAACCGGACCATTCGGTGGATTGTTCGGTGCATTTAAGAACGACAAGAATCAAATGACACAGGCGCGCCGCATCGCGTATATGATAGAGACAGGTCGAGAGATAGAGACTAAGAGCGTTCGTAACACTTGCGGAAACAAGTTTTGTATGAATCCTGCTCATATGGTAGAAGGGACAGGTCGTGGAGAGAAACAACGTAGAATGGATGACGTCGGGCAAGTATTACAAACACATAGGAAAAGTCGTAAAAAGCCCGTGTGATATTGTCTATACAACAAGCATCACAGCATTACGAAGTGAAGTAGTAGAAGAGAATAGTCTAACGTTAATTTGTAAAGAAGATTTGCTAGACTATTTTGCAAAGACACAGCGAGGTGACCTATTAATAGAACATCAAGACGATGGGAATGTAAGGATCATAGGCATTAACGCATCATATGCAGGTGCAATAGTCACAATCAGTGTTTATTACAATGTAATCAATCCTGAACTGCATATGATGATTGCCCTAGGGCAAGACACTGATACGGTATTAGGAATTTAACAATGGCAAGAACGGCACCCGAGATTATTTTTGAATATCAAAAAGGTGAAGTGGTAGTAGAAGTTCTAGAAAAGCCTAACGTTTACTTTGTTACATATAAAGGTAAACCTATAGGGCTAAGGCATACTTACTATAAAACAGAGGGAATTGTTTTAAAGTATCCTAAAACTGCTTTTAATGAACTAGCACATTGCCAACGTTTAGCAGATAAGCTAAACACGCAGTTTAATTGCGCCGATTTTGGCGTAGGACAAGGGTAAATATATGATAGAGATATTAGATGAATATGGTGTTGCAACACCTAAAACGTTTGCTACTGTAACAGATAATTCAGGTTACAGCCTAAAAATAGCAATACACAAAGTTGCAGGACAGAATCAATTAACTATTGAAAAGCACATTAAAGGATTAATGGAGCCGCAGACTAGTGAATTCTACCTAACGGATGAAGAACTAGCAGCATTTAAGGCAGCATTAAATGTCGGAACAGAATAAACCTAAAGCAAAACCGGGTCCCAAACCTATTCGCTCTAAGGGCAAAGTAAAAGCAGAGTTCGAAGGATATCCAGTAGGCCGTAATGGCGTAGTAGTAGATCCTGAACAAGTTCGCAAACTTGCAGCCCTAGGTTGCAAGAATATAGAGATAGCAAACTTCTTCGGTGTGCACGATGAAGCAATCACTAGGATATTCGAGCCTGAATTAACACTAGGCCGCGAAGAGTTAAAGATTACATTGCGTAGGGCAATGTTAGAAAATGCAGTTACTAAGATGAATCCTGCTCTGCAGATCTTCTTAGCTAAAAACATTCTAGGTATGAGTGACAGCCCAGTCACAACAGTAGAAAAACTTCCACTACCTTGGAATGATGATATTGACAAGCCTATTAAAGGACACGAGTTCAGTGGCGACGATGATTTAGATGCCACTGAGTAAACCACAGCAAACAATAACCACAGATGATACCCGCTTTCGTGTAGTCGTAGCGGGTCGTCGCTTTGGTAAGACATTCTTAAGTCTACGCGAAATCGCACGTGCCGCTAGATGGCCGGATCAAACTGTTTGGTATATTGCTCCTACACGTCAACAGGCTAAAGGTATTGCGTGGGAACCATTAAAGCAGAAACTAACTGCACTTAATTGGGTATCTAAGATTAACGAAAGCGAACTTACTATTCGTTTAATCAACGGCAGCGAAATCTCTATTAAGTCCAGTGAACAGTTAGATAGTTTGCGTGGTCGCAGTCTAAGTTTCTGCGTAGTAGATGAATTTTGCGATTGCCATCCTAGCTTATGGAGTGAAATCCTACGCCCTAGTTTAAGTGATCAACAAGGCGGTGCACTATTCATCGGAACACCTAAGGCAGGTGCAGAATGGGCCAAGGAGTTATATGATAGGGGCAGCGTAAGCAAGAATTGGCGCAGCTTCAGTTATACTACAATCGAGGGTGGCAACGTTAGTGCAGATGAAATAGAACAAGCACGCCTAGATCTAGCACCTAAAGTATTCCGCCAAGAATACGAAGCAAGTTGGGAAAATTTTGCCGGAGCAATCTTTACAGAGTTCGGCGATCATAACATACGAGAGGTTAAAAAACCCGGAGCAAATGAGCCTATTCATATAGGACAAGACTTTAACGTGACGCCAGGCAGTTGCGTTATCGGTAGGTTAGTTAAGGATTCTATAGAAATATTCGATGAAATATACATTGAAAACAGCAATACAAGTGAGATGATAGATGAGATTAGACGTCGTTATCCTACTAATCCTATTACTGTATATCCAGATCCTGCAGGGCAACAGCGTAAAACTAGTGCAAACGGCAATACGGATATCAAATTACTAGAGATGGCGGGGTTTACTGTTAAATATCGTAGAAGTCATCCGCTAGTAAGAGATAGAATTAACGCCGGGAATAGTTTGTTCTTTAAAAGGGCAGATGGCACAACACGTTTCACTATAGATCCTAGTTGCAAAACTACTATTAGATGCTTGAAGAATTGGGCATATAAGGAAGGAACTATGGTGCCAGACAAGGATTCCGGATTTGACCACGGCTGCGATGCGCTAACATACTGGATAGAATATGTATTTCCTATCAAAAAAGTAGTAGAAAGCACAGGTCCGCAGCGTTTTACACATCGATGATGCTAAAGATAGCTAAATATCGGATATATTGGGATTAAAATATGGCAGATTTATTATTACAACAGGCATATAACAGTGCGATGAGCTCTAACAGCCTGTATGCCCGCAAGCGTGACCGTTGGAAATTCTTACTAGATGCTTATCTAGGCGGAGAAGACTACAGACAAGGTGCATATCTAACACGCTACCAGCTAGAATCAGATGCAGAATATGCACAGCGTCTACGCAACACACCTTATGACAACCAGCCACGAAGCCTAGTTAGTCTTTACATAAGTTTCTTATTCCGCGAAGAGCCAGACCGTGAGTTTATGGCTATGGAAGGAGATCCTACAATAGAAGCAATCCTAGAAGATGCTGACTTAGAAGGTCGCAGTATGAATGCTTTTATGAAAGAAGCAAGTATCTGGGCTAGCGTATTTGGACACGCCTGGATCTGCGTAAGCAAACCTAATGTAGGTGCACAAACACGTGCAGAAGAAATTGCACTAGGTGTTAGACCATATCTAAGTCTATTAACTCCTTTAGTAGTTACAGACTGGAGATGGGAACGTCAACCTAATGGCAGCTTCGAACTAAGTTATATCAAGTATATCGAAGAAGTTAATGATTCTGTAAACGTAATTAAAGAATGGACCAAGACTGAAATTACAACAACTGAAGTTAACTTACGTGATCGTATTGCAACAGATGTCTACGTAGAACCTAATGAACTAGGTCGTTTACCATTCGTTTGCTTGTATGCAGAGCGTGGCCCTGTTCGCGGTTTAGGTATGAGCTTAATTGAAGATACTGCTGACCAAGCACGTGCAATTTACAATGAGTTATCCGAAGTAGAATCAAGCATTCGTTTAGACAGTCACCCAAGTTTAGTTTGCACAGCAGACACTAACGTAGGAACAGGTGCCGGTGCATTAATCCACTTGCCAGAGAACCTAGATCCTGCCCTAAAGCCTTACGTGCTAGAATTCAGTGGTGCAACAGTAGACAGCATTTACAAGAGTATCGAAGAACGTAAGAAGATGATCGACACTATGGCTAGCGTTGGCTCTATCCGTGTTGCAGAAACTCGCGAAATGTCCGGCATTGCAATGGAAACCGAAATGACCTTGCTAAATGCACGTCTATGCAGTATTGCAGACAACATTGAACTAGCAGAAGAACAAATTTGGCAAGAAGTTTACAAATACCTAGGCGTAGAGTGGGATGGCGAGATTGACTATCCAGATAACTTTGCTATGCACAATACTAGCAACGAGCTAGATGAATTAACTAAACTAAAAGCCTTAAGCACTAATCCTCTAATCCAGGATGCAATAGATAAGCGCATTGCAGAAATGCTAGACATCGAGCAGATCGAAATGGAACTAGAAGATGTTGCTAAAGGTGAGACTATCATTACTCCTACTGGTCAAGTGCTTCCGGGCGCTAACCCAGATGTTGAAGAATGATAAATAAAATTTATAAAGGACTTGCATTAGCGAGTCCACTTTTTACTCTTAAGTGAGGCTAGGATATACGATGGATCCAGAACTAACATCGGCAAATGAAGATACTGAGACTTCAACATCAACTCAGGGAAAAACCTTTACGCAAGACGAAGTCAATGCACTATTAGCAAAAACTAAAACGCAACTAGCGAACAAGTTTGCTAAGAAGTATGAAGACTTAGGTGATCCAGAAGAACTACGTGGTATCGTTGATTCATACCGCAAAGGACAACAGGAACAACAACTCAAGCGTGGAGAGTTTGATAAAGTGCTCCAGGATTTAGCAGCCAAGAAGGATGCAGAAATCCAGAAAAGGGATGCAATTATCCAAGAATTTAAGCTAAACACACCTATTGTAGAAGCAGCCGCAAAACTACGCAGTGTTAACCCAGAACAAGTTAAAAGTCTTGTTCGTAGCAATGTGCGTTTAAATGCAGAAGGCGAAGTGGAAGTAATAGATGCTAAAGGCCAAGTCCGTTATGACGACAGCGGCAAAGCATTAACAGTAGAAACATATGTTCAAGAGTTTCTACAACAAAATCCACACTTTGTTCAGCCTACTCCTTCTACAACTACTAGTCGTAGTAGCTACGGAACACAAGGTGGTGTTGGCAAATTAGATGTAAATACATTGGATATGAAGAACCCAGAGCATAGAAAACTATATGCTGAGGCTAGAAAGTCTCAAAAGTAATATTCATTTAAAGGATTAAAATTATGAACACAAGTTCTATCAACAGCGAATTATTCGCAAACCTAGTTGCTGCGGCTCAGTATCAAGCATACGAAAACAGCGTAGCACGCCAAATCACTACTGTATTCGATGTTCCAGCTAACAGCGGTAAAGTAGTTCAAATCCCTGTATGGGGTGCTGTTTCTGCACAAGTTATCACCGACGAAGGTGCTGCTAGCTTTGCCGACACAAACACAACTTCTGCTACTCTAACACTAGCTGAAATCGTAAGCGCACACCGCGTTAGCGATATGCTACGTGACAGCGCAGCAAGCGACGTTATTGCTCAATTAGGCGACCAAGCTGGCCGTGCTATTGCTGAAGCAATGGACAAGCAAGTATTCGATCTATTCGCTGGTCTAACAGAAATGGGTCCAGGCGCTGGCGCAGAACTAACTGTTGCTCACCTATTAAAGGCTGCTGCTTACCTACGTGCTAACAAGGTAACTGGCCCAATGTTCGCAGTTCTAAACCCACTACAGGCTTACTCTGTTAAAGCAGAATTAGCTGCTGTCGGTGGCACAAACCTAAGCAACGTTGGTAACCAAGTTCAAGTTGCTGGCTACCTAGGCCAAGTTGCTGGTATCACTGTTATCGAGTCTGGCTTAGTTGCTATCGACGGTTCTGGTGATGCAGTTGGTGGTGTTTTTGCTCCTGGTGCTATCGCTCACGCAATGCGTGGTGCTATCAACCTAGAGTCACAGCGTCAAGCTGCTCTACGTGCAACTGATGTTGTTCTAACTGCTGCTAGCGGTGCTGCTGTTATCAACGGCGCATTCGGTGTCAAGCTAACTGCTGACGCAACAATTTAATCGTTGAAAGGACATCACGATGGCATTTAATTACGCAGATTCAGAATTCGTAAGTTTTGCTGTATATGCTGACGTCGTCCAGCGTGATGCCCGCCTCTTTGAAGCAAACGAAGTATTGAACGAATCGTATGTTAATCAATTACTAGCAAAAAGCAGCCAGCGTCTTTTAAGTAAGATTAAGGCTGACGATTGGTGGAGAGCATATCAATTCGAACGTAATCCTTCACTCAATGGCGATGCTCGCTTAGTTCCTAGTGTTAATCCCGATAATATCGATGCAAGACACGACGAATTTATAGCACTAAACATCGCCCATTGTTTAACAGAGTATATTCTACCTGCTGTTGCTGATTTCGGTAACGAAACAAGCGCAGAAGTTCAAAAGATTAAACACTGGAAGGAAGCGTTTGATGATGGTTATCGCGAATTACTAGAAGCAGGTGATTGGTATGACTTCAACGCAGACGGCGTTATATCAACTAACGAAAAGAAGGTT